AGCCATCCATTGCAGCCCCATGATGACGGGGTAGTTAGGAACCGTGACATCGGTTTGGCCGTTGGGATCTGCCATGGTGGAGGCTAGGAAGTCGCCTTGCGGGACAGCCATCGTCACAGTAACGGTGCGCTGCGTGTTCACGGGCGGGTAGACATACAGAACCATCGTGTCTGTGTTCGCCTGCCCGTTGTCAGCGTTGCCTTGCCCTATCGCGAAGAACTGCGGTTGCTGTACCTGCTGAGCGTTGGTGTTCTGCACGTTGAACAGCAGCAGCGGCAAGGGCATCTCGTACAGAGGGAACTGGCCAGAGGTAGTTGGGGAAGTCGTGTCGAAAACGAGCGCTGCCACCTTATCGCTGGCCATAATGGCCGGAGCATATCCAGCTTGGGACATGCCGCCCCCTTTGATGGGGGCGCGAATAACGCGGGAGCGCTCATTAGATCCGGCAATCGCTGCGTAGTAGCTGCCTGCCGGAATTGTTACTGTGAATGTCTGCCAGAGAGAGCGCCAGTTAATGGCGTCTTCTACTTCCTGCTTTACCTCGTTGAAGAACTCCAGGATCATCAGCTGGTAGCTGTCTGTCACCGGAGTAGACGTTATCTGATTGGCATTATTCCGAAGGCTGTTCAGAACTCGGTTTATTAGAGCTGTCGCAGTTAGCGTTGCCATCGAGGTCCTGTATTGCCTTGGTCAGTTTCGCATCGAGCACTACCGCCGCCTTCGCTTCGTCAAGCCCGTTGTAGTTCACACGGGTAAGCAATACTTGCAGGTTGCGGTAGTCTTCTTTCGTTAAACTCATGTAATCTCTCTCCCCTTAGTTATCCGCACTGGAATTAATGCGTATAAGAAAGGGGGCGGAGCCGAAGCCCCGCCTCCCGTCACTGATTAGCCGTCAGTGAACTGATACGGAACAACAATCGGGTACACGCTAGAGCTGCGGAGAGTCGCAACGCCGTAGATCATATCTGCGGTGAAGAGATCAGCCAGCCACTCTTGTTTATACTGCGTCTGAGTCCGCACGCCCATCTGCTCAACGAGCAGCAGACCGTCCCGCTGGAAGCCAAGGAGCAGGTTGAAGAACGGATGGGTTACGCCCGTCGCGTCATCAACGAACTTCAGCTGGTTGGTGACATACACCTCAACCGCGTAGGTGTCACCAATGAGACCGTTGCGAATGGAGTTCTTCGCGCCCTTCTCACCAACAAACGCCTGCTCAGTGAAGCGCGCCCAGCCGAGCATGTCCGCCTTGACGTTCGGAGACACGATCAGATAGCGGCCAGCCATCGGAGCGTCAACGGAGTCAAGATTGAACACGAAGCGACGGAGACCCACGTCCGACAGATCCACCGCGTTACCGGCGTTGCTGTTGGCCGTGTTATTCCAAGTCGTGCTGAAGTCGCCAATGTAGGCATTGGTGATGTTCGAGCTGATGTTGCCGTTGGCATCGAGAGTCGGAGTAGACGATCCACCGTTGCCGAAGCCCGCACCGTTCAGGATCAGATCACGGTCAACCTGCTTGGCAATGGCATAGCCACCGTCGTCCGTGTAGAACCGACGAACAGACGCGAGAGCCTGGACCTCAACGATATCCTCAATGAAGCGGCTGTACTCGTACTGCTTGTTGATCGAGACGTTAATGCCGGTGTCGCTGTCGCCACCAATCAACGTGACCTGTGAACCAGCAACCTTAGCGCTAGCCGCGCCGCGAGTCGGGTTCGGAATCGTGATGCTATTACCTTTCTTGCCACGGTGATTGAGCCGGCGAACCAGCTGCGCCATGACGATATTGCTCTTATACGAAGCAACAACCTCGTCACTCCAGAGCGTTGGGACGAATGCGCCAACGTTAGACAGAGTGACGTTATTAGTACCAAGAGGCATTGCGCCTTATCCTTCTTAATCGAGTCGCGGCTGCGAATGAACCGCTAGGGGGAGGGGAGTTAGGGCAGGAAGCTAACGGACACGTTTCTCGTAATGGGCCAGCATGATCTCCTGCTGAAAAGCTTCATCGTAGTAAGCTTCCGGATCTTCAATCATGAGCTTCATGAGATCAGCTCTCTTGTAGATCTTTCCGCTAGGCTTGCCCTGTCCATCGTTGGAGCTAACTCCGCTAGATGTGTAGCTTGCCTTACGAGCTCCTTCCAGGTTCTCTCCGATGTTCTGCTTCTGCATAGTAGCGGACCCGGAGCGTGGACCCTGCTGCTGCTGTACCTTGTATTCGGTAAACAGCTCGTCAGCTACCTGCCAGTCGCCGTTATTGGCTACTGCGGCAGCACGCATCCGGAGAGGAGATGATTTGATCCATTCCAAGAATTGCGGGTCAGACACGGTCTGTTGATAGTCACTATGGCGTGACTCAAACCGCTGTCTAGCCAGCTCAGCGCGGAGACTCTGATTCTCCTGACGGAGCTCGTCAGAGACACTCTGCACTCGGTCGTTAACAACCCGCTCAAGGGTTTCTTGCGGACGGTCGAGCAGATCGTTGGTTGTAACCGGATCAGGCTTGGCCTTTTCCTGTCTATTTCCACCGTTCGCCCGGAGATCGTCTTCTCGTTTCATGCCCAACAGCCGATCCGTAAGCTGTCGCTGCACACCAAGATCGTTGGCCATAGAGCCATAGCGGCTCTCAAGGTTCTGGTACATCTCTACAATGTCCTTCAGGCCCTTGCCCCTGAACTTCGTCGGGAGACTCTCGTCTACCGTCTCTGTCTGCTGGGTAGTGCTCTGCTGGTCATCGGTAGGAGTCGTAACCGCCTCCGTCAACGCCTTGCGCACAGCTTCCGAATTGCCGGTAACATCAGTCGAGCTTGAATCATCAACGATCACATCAGCCAAGTTAGCCACTAACTACTCCTATGCCCCGTCCTACGAATGAGGATTGAGGGGATGGATGGAGGGAATCGAAAGGTCTAGCCGCCTAATTTGCCAGCTGCTTCTGGAGTCAATGGCGATCCGCCATCTCCGCCTGCGGCAACTCCGTAGTCACCGTGCTGGTCATAGTTTCGGTCTTCGATTTTCTTTCGCTGCCGGTGAATTCGCTCGAAGTAATCAATGCTTGTAGGGCTTGCCCCGTCTTGCACTGCCATCCCGAGCCTGTCTATTTTCACGGGCGATATCAGCCGACTCGCGGGGGCTTTACAGATCGGACACGGGACCGTCCTTACAGACGATTTTGCCAAGTCCTCAAATTTGCCGTGAGTCGGGCACTCAAAATCCCAAAGAAGTAACTTCATTCGTACTCTGATTCTTCAGAGATACGGACGATCTCAGCAGCCTGGAGTGCCGTAGCCGCCTTACTTTCAAACAGTTGTTCTGTGCTTTCCTCTAGATTGAGGATGGCCATCCAGCAAGTACGATTGCCAAACGCTTCGCGGTTCTGCGCCCACGAGGATGCGTTAGCGCCGAGCGCAAAAGCTCCTTCAGCGTTGGCCTTCGCCATGGTCTCAACGATCTTCCATCCCTTGGAGGAAAAGAGTCGTTCGAGCTCCATATACCGCTCGCGCTCAGGCGCGGACAGCGCATTGAGCTGTTCGTTGTCTAAGTTCATTACTCTCCCGATAGTGCTTACTTGGACGAGCTGCTTGGCTTCTTACGAGCCGCGATTAATGCAGCGTCTGCTTTCTTATCGTCTATTGTGAGCTTCACAGCCGACACATGGACCTGCGCGGCCTGGTTACGTAGAGACGCCCATTCTTGTCTAATCCGTTGGGCTTCCTGGTCGAGCTCCTGGATAGACATAGCCGCCTTGTGCTGCTCCATGTCGGCTCTCGCGACGAGCTCGCGGATCTCCGCGATAGTCTTCTGGTTCTTGAGTAGCTCACCCTCAGCCTGAGCGTGGGCTGTCTGTAGGGCCAGCTGCTGCAACTGCTGCTGTTGTTGCTGTTGCTGCGGATTGGGCTGCAGAGCCTGATTGATAATCTGCATGATCTCCGCTTTGTTGGAGACAGCAGTGTTCTCAATAATCCCTTTGGCCAGGACCAGCTTAGCGGCGTGGAACTCGTCGGGCATCATTCCCATGAGCTGCGTTAGCTGCATGGCTTCCGCCTCTCGTGCAACTATACCCATCGTGGCCTTGACGATGAAGTCAAATGCAGCCGGATACCGAACCGGATCAAACTGCATGTAACGCCACATGAATTTCGTAATGAGCGGCGTTAGGAGATGCCTGTCTACGTTCTGTACAACGCGCTTAGCGCGCTTAACGAAGGCACCCATAAGCATGCTGTTGGCAGACATGCTGTTAGAACCGGACTGGCTCTGACTGTTGAGAGCCGTAGCCGTATCAAACGCGCCAGTGCCCATCTGCACCATGCGCTCCATTTCGGACGCCTGCTGGAACATAGCAGGCTCAAACTTGCCGATCTGGACGGTAGACAGAACTTCAGCAGGGTTGCCCTGCGTCAGCCAAACCTTTCCTGGATAAACAGCGTTTTTGAAACCCTTAGGAATCCTGCCGCTATCCACGCCGAGCATAGGGGCTGATATAAAGCCGAGAGCGTCAATATAAGCCCGCACAGAAGCATCAAGGGCAACCTGTGGATTGTAGCCTTTCTCTGCAACGCCTCTCCCCCAAAACCGACCGGGGACTGTCTCCCATTGGAACGCGATAATTCCGCGGTCCTTCATCACGAACGGGTTAGCCTGTGCCTTTAGGAGCACGTGGCTGTTCATGATCGTTACAACAGCCTCGACCAGCTGCTCATCGTCGTCTCCGCCTTGGCCTGCAGAGGCTGGAGGCAGAACGATCTGATCCGCGTCTGTACGCTTGCTAATGGCAGCGGCCAGCAGCCCCATCGGGACTTTACCGTGCCATTCAACAATCTCAGTCTCGTCTGAATCAACAACAGTGATCTGCGACTGCGGGTCTATTTCCTTGTCTATGTCGCGATTCAACAGACGATGCTGAGGAAACGCGTAGGGCAGAGCTGACTTTAGATAGCTTCCTTTCTGGATCATCTCAAGCACGTAGTGCTGCGGCTTAACACGCTTCACAGCTACGCCAAGCATTTGGTCAATGCGGACGCCAGCTGGATCAGGGATAAACTCGTCTGGCCGGATGGACTCTGCCGAGACGATCACGCGCTCGTTCTTACTCTGCTCCAGCTTCTGCGTCTTCGGGTTGCGGACCGGCTTACGCTCTTTCTCCACATCAACGTTAACCTGTACGATGCCTGTGCCCATGATCGCTGCGTTTAGCGCAGCCTCAGCGACAGCACCCTTGACGTTAACGAGCTCCATGTCTTCCAGGAGCTGGTCGCGGGAGAGCAGGGCGGTCAGGAGCTCCTTCTCGTCGGTCTTACGCGTGTCTACGTCAAACCAGACTTCCTTAGCGAAGACAGCTTCCTCAACCTCCGCTACGGAGGCTTCGATTGCCTGTGCTAGAGCCGGCGTGATAACACGAGAGCGCTCAGACTCACGATTCTGGTCTAGGGCATCCCATTTGCCGCGCCAGAGCCTCCAGTAATTGGCCCATAGACGAGCGTAGCCGCGCTCCCTAACGTTCTCCCAAAGAGTAACGCGCTGCATGATCCAGCCGACAAGGGCCTGCCCAGGTTGGTCAGGCATATCAGGACCAGACCCACCGGCAGACTCCGGAGTGTCAACGATAATCTCGTTACCCTGCAGCGGTATAAGGCTAATTGTCAGTACCCCGCGTCAAGGTCAGTCGGCTCCCATTCAGTAATGTCTTCGGGATCTACGTAGTAGGCTCGCGCCATCTGGTCTACATAGCTCACAGCGTCTAACACGTCGTCATGAGCAAGCGGGTCCGGGAAGTCGGCGGCTTGCGTTAGGAAGTGATCGTTCCAGGGTCCGCGGAGCAGCTTGATTAGGCCGCGCTCAGACCTGCCCTGGAGTGCCCAGGCAATACGATCCTGTTTCCGTGTGTTGTTGTGGCGGAGGGGCTCAGGAGTAATGTAGCGGGAGAACTCCCGCATGTACTCTTCCAAGTATGGGCCAACTGCTTCCTTGAGGGCTCCCTGTTCAATACCCAGCCTCGCGCCGGGAAACTGCCGCACAGCGTTGACAATCTCCAGCGCTGTTCTACGAACATCCCAATGTCCGTGGCGGATATCCCTGACAAACCAATCCTCCGCCCACGTATGCGTTACGGCTACGACGGACTCATCTGTCCGGAGGATCTTGCTGCCTTCGGCCTTCTTGAAGCCTGCAAGGTCAACCGTAATGAACGTAAACATGTCACCTTGTGGTAGGCTGTCTACGATGGGGAAGGCATCAGGCTTGAGGATCTTTCCGCCGCCAGAGAGGAAGTCAGCCTCAACCTCCTGTCTAATCGTGTCTCGAGACCGATTGCCGCCCATCATGCGGGCTTTCGACTTGTCAGACAGGAAAGGATTGTCAGTAGACTTGAAGTGAAAGGCTTCCCATTCGCTCCAGTCTTCTGGTTGCCCTG